GTCACTTCAAAGGCCCGTACGTTAACTGTTCAAAATGGTAACCAACTAAGGTTTCATTTTAACTCTCAATTTCCTACAAATAAATGCGTGAACGTTAGAAAAACGCGTGAACTAGCCCTTCCACAACCACACTAATCCACACCATGTAGCTAACGAGGTAATAGTTACATCAATTCCGGATGACTAATAAATAGGTTATTTAAAGTGATCTTGTATAAATACTGCCACTACCTACTAAGCATCCGTAACTAACTAAACGCATCACGAGGCTGCCACACAATGCCCGTTTTTATTATAGGGAACGAGATAACCCATGTAAATAAACACATGCTTGGCCATTAGAGAAACGCCCAGAACCTGGAAAACTCTAACAGCACACGTGTGGTTCATACCATTACAAACTTAAGATCTGGGGGAAATCAAGGTCGTAACTACAGATAAGCCAACACAACACATATCACTTTATTTGTGACAATTTTCATTGGCCGATAATGTGCCTCGGGTAGTGTTCAAACAAAGGTTAGGTATCAAAATACCCACCGCCTTTCGGCCGGACTTTACAATGCTCTACTCTATCTACCTGTACACAAACGCCCAACTAATCACGATCAAACAGACAAATTAAACATAACGACAACATTAAAAACAACCTAACCAATCACAAAGAAATAGTAATTTGCCAATGTCCAAGTTGACAATGTCATGGGGGCAAATGTGAAATAAAAATTTGCACCAGTTTGAGTTGGATTGATGATTGGTAATTGAATACTACTCATACCGGAATATGCGGTTGCTGTTATAGTAGATGTGATCTGATTTTGCACGGTCGCGCCACCAGATACAACACTTATGACAGTTGAACCAGAAAAACCAGTTCCAACAAAACTCATAACAAGGGCAATTGTACGCCCAGCAAAAACAGCTGGAATAGCAAAATTTGCAGAATTAGTAGAGAAACAAGGAGCAGCAGCATTTGGTAGAGGCACAGTGTTATTCGTAACATTAAGAAAACTACTTAGAACGGCAGAAGGTTCAGATGCAACAACAGGAGCTAGGGCAGCAGAAACCACCATAGTACCGGTTGGTCCAAACGGCACAGCATTAGAACAAGTAGTAGTATTATATGTTGCTTCAAAACACACCATATTGAATGGCAAAGCACTTGCCAAAGCTGAGATACGAGGTTTTAACAACTCAATATCATAAGTCACCCATAACTCACCAATAGTAACAGCATTGGTTTGACCAACAGTGGCCAAATTAAACACACCAAACTGAGATAATCGGATGTCACTGACAACGCCAGGACGTTCGGAAAGGGCCGTGTCCAAAATAGGAGCAGCCACTAAATTACGCATACACTCAAGACCATGAAGAATATTAGAACATGGCGCACAACTGTTTGAATACTCATAATTTTCCATCTGCTGTTTATTCACAAACGGATTATCAAGAGCATCATACTGAGTGGCCATGACAACAGCCCCCAAGGCCTGGGTTGTGGAGAGAACTCCACTAGTTGACCTAAATTCAAACAACATTCCGTGAATCCGCCATTGCTCATAGTTAGACGCAACAGCTGACAACCACGGAAACAAGGTTGAGTTTGTAATTGCAATAGGATAAACTGTATTGGTAAAAGCAGTTGACCCAATCACATCTTGAACAAACTCACGATGCAAAACACGTGTAGCACGACTCTTAGAATTATTTGCGAATTGAGGCGGACCACCCTTATCCATTAAAGAATTGACACAAACGCTGTCATGGTAGTCACCCGTTCCAAAAATGTGGTCGATGAGGTCGCCCCCAAGACCACCGAGTTTCGCAGCCCAAGAGCCGCTTTTGGATGAACTCTTGTAGTCACCACCACCTTTGACAGTAGTGGTGACCACAGATGAATGTTTTGCACGAGGAACTTTACGACGAGCCGCTTTCTGAGGCATCGAATTCTGTTTCTTTTTTGGAGAAGCGGCATTCTTTGCTTTCCGATGGGCTTTTTGCGCTGCGGTTCGGGGCATGAAGATAAATTAAATAGATAAGAAGAGACGAATAGACAATTAAAGAAGATGAAAAGAAGAATGAGAGCATATAACAAATGAATATTAAAACAGTGCCTAGGTACTTGCATTAAAACTGTTTCATTTGAGAACACTCCACTTCTTCGGCCATAAGTGCTTGTAGTTTTCCAACCACTTCACTCCTGACAACACCAACTGAACCTGCCTCAACTTCCCTTCCGGCATATAAAGCTTCAATCCATTTATCGGATTTCCACATGTCCTTAATAATTGACATGCTTAGTCCATTAACTTCACGAACCAAACACTCACTATAGTTTTTATTTAGGTAATTTATGTAACCACGAATAGTAGTTCTAACCTCATCGTTCCAATAAGCATCCATCAACAACGCACAAGCTCGCATATAATGCCAGCGCACGTCATCAATTTTACTTCCATAACACAACGAAGCCAAAATTTTATCACTATCAGGACGTGGAAACCACATACCAATTGATTTGGAGTAGACAAAACCAGAACTTAAAAACTGTATTTCCTCTAACTTCCTTGCAGTTGCACATGGCGTAACAGTTGTAACACCAATAGCACTCCAAATCTCCCCAATATTTTTTGGTGTGTACCAATCATTCACCTCATTACTGCACGTGTATGAATTGTCATCACCATATAAAACTGCCGCAACATTTGCCATAAAGTAATGATAACTAAGTTTACCTATAGCATATTGACGACATAAAATAATGAAAGCATAAGCTTTCAAACGGAAAAGACCCATGGTGTTATCAACAACAGTATTTGAGGATCCCGAAGGACCCCCAGTGTGTTTTTGAATTAGCTCACCAAGATCCGTAACAACCACTGAATCAACAATGGAGTCATAGACCCTTTCAAGCCGCAACCAATTTGCCTGTGTCTTATCCTCATCACGCAAATAGGACCAGCGTATATCACGCTGTCCAAATAAAAGAGCACGAAACAAAGACGAATCATACTCTTTCTCATCCAATTCATAAGCATTTGGATGAACGTGGAGATTATTATACATCAAATCCCAACCGCCGAAGAATTTAGACATTCCAACAGCTGAGAAATAATCTTTCTCACCAGCATGATTATAAAAACCAAGATTAGCATCTAAACATAAACGATTAGTAGCAACACTCAGCTCAAAAGGACATGCTGTGAAAGTACGCAAATTATTATCCATAAGTTTCTTGACTGACCGCATCTCAATTTTCTGTGAGCATGTCCAGATAGGGACCATTTCTGGTTCCTTCTCCAATCCAATAAGCTCCCAATAATCATCAATAGCTGCCATACAAGGACTCTCACGCAAAATAACACGTTGACCATCTTTACCAATAACGAATTTACCATCCGCACCAGTTTGATATTCATAACGCATGTCATTTTTTGTGGAAAAACTACGGTTCCAAGGATAACCAGGGGATGTTGTCATATCCATTTCAATAAGCACATGATCACGATCCAAGACCTCACTACCAGACATTGCTATCTGAAAGTGCTGTTTCGTCCACTCTCCGGCAACCTCCCAAGCATCGGCATCAAGCACAGGCTGTCCTTTATCATATTTGCCACCAGATTTATATCCAGCAGCTAAATTAGAAAAAGCCATCCTATATTGATTGGGTGTTGGTAGGCCCGAGTTATCACAATATTGAATAAATGAATGATTAACAACCTCCTTACTGGTCATTTTAGCGAAACGATTCACTTTACCTAAATAATCAACATTACCATTAGCATAATGTTGCTTAAACAGAAGCGAAGGTTCGTTAGGCCCACAAATTCCACGACTAATAAATATAGGTTTATCGGCATATTTTCGATACCAACTCTCCCAACCTTCAAAGTCCGGAACGGGCCCAACTAGAAATCCTTCCCTTTTTCACAGTTGTTAACTAAACTAGACATCTCGTTGGTAATGGGTAGAAAGACATTTAATTTCCCACCAGCATTATGAAATCCAACAACACGCCCAGTCTCATCGACAACTGGAGAACTACAACAACCACCCTGACTAGAATAAGTGACATAGGCTTTAACACCATTTATCACAGATCCATCAGCAAAGCGTTCCGCATCAAGGGGCACGATATGTTGCACGTGACCCTCAGCAACGCAATACTCACCAAGTAGAAGTTTATCTAAGTTCAAGTAAGTTACTAATCGAACCTTCTTGCCAATAATAGGTTTATCAGCTCGCAAACAACCATAACCATGTAGAGCAGCTGTTCGCGGGAACCACAATAAATCATGGCCAATACGCTTTCCCTTTGATTGCGGCCATGAAAATTGAATATTTGCACCAAAATAGAATTTTGCAGTTAAATTTGGCTCTTGCTTATCGAAATCAGTAAACAAGTGCTCACAAACAACCACTCCATTCCACACAAGTGCACAATTCATTCCATGTTGTTCACCACCAGAATCAACGGTTGCCCAACCAACGCACTTTGCTACAGCAACGGGAGAAAAAAGAGGACCATTTATTAACGTCTCATTCTTCTCATCATCACCACGCACTTTTGCGCGCAAGAAACTCTCATTAACTTGCTGTTGATAATCAATCAACTGTTGGGCAGCTAAAGCTTTCGCTTCAGCAATAACCTTAGCCTTATAATATTGTGCTCTCTTGGCAGCCTTAATAGCTGCACCAGATTGTGCGGCAGGTGAACGATTTGTATGTCGTTTACCACACTTACCATCACAATTAGCAACAATACACTTTGGCATGGACTCTAAACTGGGAACACAACCAACAAAATGAACACAATTGTGTCCACCACAAGCTACATTACACTGAGTTTTCGAGTTGGATACAACTAAACCCGCCTTCAAAGAAGGACAGTTACTAGCATGAATACAACCACTCTTCACAGACTCACGATTAATAAAATCGATTGCAGCTTTTGGTTCACATCCAATGAAGTGTGTACAATTATGACCACCACAAGCCACATTACAAGTTTTCTTAAAATTACTTGTAACCATCCCTGTTAATAAAGCAGGACAGTTAGTGGCATGACAACAACCATCAAATATCGCCTTGGGTTTATAAGGCCCAAAAAACGCTTCCTGTTTAGGTGTGTCAAGTGTAGTTGATAAATGCAGGGCTTTAAACAGGTTCAAATGCTCCTTAATCGCAACGCTCTTCTTCTTAGTGAACAGAGCTTCAGCTACCTTCTTACAGGCAACGGAAACTTCATTCATAGCCTCGAGATCAACATACCCAGGTAATGGTAAATCTTCAAATTTCTCGCCCGCTTTTATACGTGCGTTAAAACTCTCAGCAACTTTCTCTGGCAATATGTACATAACCTTAAGAGACTCACGAAAAGCATTGTTATCATGAGGATTAAAATGGTTCCCTGTAGCTCGCATTGGTTCATCGGCGTCATTCATATTCCCAACATTGTCAGTAGAACCAGCATTCATGGCAAAATCTGTCCCGTGTCTGCGAGCCCTTCGACCAACATAACGTAACAAATCACCCATTTCATCCCGATAATACAACTGTTGTGTATTTTCATCAGCCAATGCACCAAACTTATCATATAAGATCCAATGTCTATGCTTGCTCTTAGCGGTCTTTCGCTCCTTCGTTTCCTCACGAGCATGATACCATCTAACAGCAACAATAGCGAAGCCAAAAACAAGAATTAACACCACAGGTGTCATCCAAGGGTGCTTTTCACACAACTCCTTGAACTGATAAAGTGACGTTCGATCTTCTTTCGTTGACCAAATTTCACGCAGCTGTGCATGCATATCTGTTTCTGGTGCTGCTTTCTTAAAGTCAGCAACTGGACAATCAATACAAATACCATTTATGGCAGGTTTATGATGTCGATCACAATGACGTAGGTTACGAGATGTATCGAAGACCGATGCTACGCACCTGCCTTCTTCATCCCGCAAACCATCATCATGTGCAGTGGCGCTTTTCACGCACTCAGCACAAATACCTAAGTTAGTATTACACATATGCTGCGAACACCAACTTGAGTAACTTTGCGGTTCAATCACAAGCTCTCCATCACTATCATATCCTCTTGCAGGAGTATGACGATCGATAGTGGAACTACTAGAACTAGTAGAAGATTGGCTAGGAGGACTAAAGTCCCCAATATCTTCCTCAGATAAGATAGCTGATACAGTATGCAAAGTAGAAGTACCACAAGTTCCAGATTCGAGACCAGCTGATTTAAAAACAACTGGCTTACGAACCCTTCCCTCACGCTTTTCCTCCACACGCTCCTGTAAATCATTAGCAACCTCAATAACTGAATCAACATATCCAACCCCCACATGCTCCATTTCGTCCCCTTTCTCCTCAGCACAAAAAATAGTGGTGATAACTTTTAACCCACCACAAACATCTCGCAC